CTCCAAGCATTTGCGCAAGGGGTTATCGCCCAGATCGGAAGGTGTGGTGTTCTCTCGTGCGGATGTTGAGGGTGGACGTCAGTTCATCTACACCTGCGGGATGAATACCAATTCTGTTGGGTGTGCTTTCGCCAAAGCCTTGAAGACAATTGAGGGTTATTGTCAGCCAGGTGATAGGGTCGTTGTGGTGGAGGATGACCAATCCAGGTTTGATATGCACATTGGCAGAGCAGCTTTTCGATTCCTTGAAGAGATCTATCGGATGAAAATCGCGAAGAAGAAAGTCGTGCAGGCTCTGACTCGTAAGGTGAGTTCGGGACGGGGCCCACGTGGAACAAAGTACACGGTGCCGTACACGATGCAATCGGGTTGGCCAGACACTTCGTGCGGTGATACCACTATTAATGCGGCAATGAAGTATTTCATACATGGTTCGGGTCGACCCTGGATCTGTATCGCTAATGGTGATGATTCGGTAACGGTCACTTTGGAGTCGGAGGTAATGCGTTTGGGCGGTAAGGAGGCAATTGCGCAGAGATATGCCAGATTGGGAATGGAAGTGAAGGTGGAGTTGAGGCTTGACCCTTTGGATGTCGAGTTTTGCTCTAGCCGCTTCTTCCCATGGCAAGATTCATATGTGCTGATGCCTAAACCTGGCCGCCTATTGGCGAAATTGGGTTGGGACATGCGTGACAGGCCTGTGGTGCAGCGAGAAGAGTGGGTGCGTGGAATCGCGTCTACACTCCGCCACTATGGGTCAGTCGATCCCGTTCTTATGGCACTTGGCGATGCGCTGGCACAGGATGTCGGTGTAGGCAAGGAGCTTGTTGAGCGGAATGAATACAAGTTAGCAATTGGCAAGGCTTTGTCGACCGATTGGGATGGAGTGTATTTGTATTACGCTCACCATTATGGTATGGCAGTGGCCGATGTCGATAGCTTGGTGCGATATCTTCGTCGACAGGCGGTTGGTTCGAGAATGACCGATAGCCGAGTCTTGATGATGGCCGATGCTGACTTGGCATGAACCATGCACGGAAAATGGTCCATAATAATAATAAGACATTGCTATAGTGCTCCGGATGGAGGCACCTCTAATCAATCCTACCAATAACAGAATTGTTATAATATTATTATTAAAACTCCCGGCGTAGATTAAATTGGGAGCTATGAAACAC